GGGAGAACCAAATTTTTATATTTGAGAGGCACATTCATTCGTAAATGAGAGAGTGTACTCAAATACAACACGGCGCACATACCGTGATGATTCATCTGCTAGGTTCGCTAGACGAAAGGTGGGACTGGGCTGTGGGGCCGGTCTTTTTCCACAATTCGCTTGTTGCATTTAAGGCGCAATACTCCATTAGGAAATATATGTTGCGGTAAAGCAGCACGAAGGCAGATAATCGTAACTAATTAAAAAGGGTTTATACTGAAATAAAATTTATTTAATTAGTTACATTAGGGTAAATCAGCACAAAAATAGTCAGTATTCCAAAGTCTGAAGGTCTTGAGTTCAGGTGGAGTATAGAGTCTTGAGTTGATTTCTTCCCGGGAAGGGAAATGTTTTAGGTCTAGAATATTTAATCCATAAACTTCTTCAATTACGTATTCACGATTGAAAGCATCAAGATTGATGTCTTCATTATAAATTCCGGCTTTGTCGAAAATTTCTTTACAGACGTCGTAGACTATTCCTTCGCCAGATGCGGAAGCATAAGCGATTCCTATCGCTAATCCTCGAAGATCGGCAGCATCCAAAGGACGCTCTCGATGCAATAGAGATGCGAGTAGGGGTTCAGCGGGTCTTTTAGGTATTCCATTTTCATTATAATATCCTAGAATGTAAGTTCCATTCGGGAGATTAGTCATTGAAGATTTCATACTTAAAGGGCTGACTTCCATGTTGAATCTTCGTTTCACAATTAATGCAAAGGAATTGAAGAATTCTTCATGCTTATCCATAGGGATAAGTTGCTGGAGTGCAACGATAGAATCATCGCCAAGCACTTTTAGCAAGGTTTCAATAGTATAGATACCCATTTCTAGTAGAACAGTGATCATAATAATCAAGTTACAGAACGAGTCTAACAATTGAGTTTGTAGTAAACCAGAAGGTAGTCCATTAAATTGTAATTTATAACTGGATCCATCGGGCATACGATTGGGGGCATATTTAACAATGTCTTTCATAAATTTCCAAAGATTAGAGAAGTACTCAGGAGAGTAAAATTCAGGTGGATCTTGAACATTTGGGAAGAACATATTTTCGTCAGAATAATAGGATTTGAGAATCTCATGAGCATCATCAATCATTTCAAAAAGTAGAGTTTTATCATACATTCTGAAGTCGAAGCAAAGAAAAGTTTGAAAAATAGGGTTTGATAACTCACTATTGAGTTTAAGCATTCCACCATTTAACATCTCGTATCCCCATAAAATATGGTTATTACCATAAATTCTGGCTTGTCGGATATAATCCCAGAGTAACATACATTCAATTTGAAGATGTAACTTTGGAACACCAAATACCATCCTGACTTTGTCAGGTTCATCTGAAGAGACTAAGTGTGAACGAGCATGAGCAGTACGATTATAGAAAAACTGGTTTTCTCTATTCTCGCCGTTACCAATGAGTTCGACAATGTCTTTGTTATAAGAAAATATAACATTATACAGATTATGGAAATTTAATCTTCTACTAAGAAGTTCACCTTGATTAAATAAATGATTGATACGTTTTATCCAACGTTTATCATTAGTAAAAGGTTCTTCTGCGGAAGTATTAATAGTCCATGGATATAGCCTCAAGTCCATAAATTTAATTAAGCGAAGAGGATATTTTGGTTTCATTATAGTTCTTACTATTTCTATAGCTTGTAAGTAGATATCATCTCTCTGAATTTTAAAAACAGGTCGGTCACATCGTTGAAAGTCCGCAATTAGGGCTTCTGGTGTAACTGACGATCTTCTAAATGAATAGATAAGTTCGAGAGTTTTCTGGTCACAAAATTTGGCTAAGGCCTTTTCGACGATAGGATTTAGCTTCTTGGGAGGGAGTCTCAAGGCGAAACCTTTTTCAGGATCAGGTCCGGATAGTTGATACACGTTCATTTTAGGTTCTAAATAATAAAGAAACAAAAATAAAATTGTATTAAAAATAATGTATAAATGCATAATTATGATTAGCTGCACAAGGCTAATCACT